ACGAGTGTTTACGAGAATCTGGGTAACCTGATGCTGGGTGATAGCCCGCGGCCAAACAGCAGGACCGCCGCGAATTTCACCCCCGTCGGCACGCCGGAACTGAAGCCGCTAAAGGCTGTGGTGCAAAGCTCGGACGGCTCCACGATTTTGACTACAGCGCAAATTTCTGCGTTGCCTGCCGGCGCCCCTAACGAAGGTGAAGGCGCGGTTGCGACGGTTAACATGTTGCGGGCGTTATTCCTGCGGCATATGTCGTTGCTAACCGATCCTTCTCGCGTATTCGTGCTGGCAAGTTGCGGGGTGAACGGGAGGACTATTGAGGCCCTTTCGAAAGGTGCAAGTCCGGAGCTTTATAATCGTGTTCGTGAAGCTGTGACCAAAATTAAAGCGATTGCGGATAGCCAGGGTAAATCGTTTGGTATCGGCGCCATTCTGTTCGATCAGGGGCAATGGAACTATAACGCCAGTTATGGCGGTGATGGTACCCGGGAAGGATGGAAGTCACTATTCCTCAAATATTACGATGACCTGGTGTCCGATTTTTGCGCCGGGCAAAATCCCCCCGCAGTGTTCATGAGCCAGACCGGGGCGAGCTATACCAGCGATACCTACGAACTTGCGATCGGGATGGCCCAGTTAGACCTTGTGACGGCCGGCGGGAATTTTTACGGCTCTGGTACCACCTATCAGTTGCCGGATAAAGGCGGTCATTTAACCAGTAACGGGTATCGGTGGCGGTCTCAGCAGGATGCAAAGGTCGCGTTCCGCGTGCTGGTCCTGGGTGAGGGCTGGGAACCGTTACATTGCGTCAGCGCAGAAGTTAAAGGCAATGTTGGCTTGTTCTCCTACGCAGTTCCCTATCCTCCCCTCCAGTGGGGTACTCCCTATGTAGGCAGGACGGCGACCACTTACGCCGATAAGGGATACCGCGCCACCGATGATAATGGTGCGCTGCCTATTACTGCGGCTGAAATTGCCGCCGATACCGTTGTGAAACTGACATTTGGTCGTATCGCCGTCGGCACCGTGAAAATCTGGTATGCCGATAAAACGGCACATGGAGGTAATGGTTGCCTGAAAGACAGCGACCCGTTCCTGGCTACTGAAAATTACGTTTATACCGCGGGTAGCGGCCAGTACTCCGATGAGAATATCCCAGAATTAGTAGGTAAACCCTACAACCTGAATAACTGGGCCTGGGCTCAGGTCATAACCACTATCGCTGCATAAGGAAAAATCATGGGTATTACGCTTTATACCAATAACACTGAGTCCAGTATTTCAGAGCATGATGGTTACTCCCCCGGCTTTGATACAACCTCCCTTCGCAGGGCGGAAATATTCACATATACCGGGATCGGAAATAATTTAATGCCCGGTGAAGATTTACCGAACACTGTCGGCGCACCATCCATCATTAATGGTACGCCATTTGCCTCATTCTCAAATAATGCTTCTGTTGCACACCTGAACCTCGGGATTCCAGACAGCGGGGCCCAAACGTGGTTTGCGCTTTTCGATCCAAATAATGACGCATCACAGCGCATTGTTATGGGAAGCTATACCGGCACGAGTGCAAATAATCACCCTGGAGTCAGCATCCTAATTGAAGCCAGTGGTATGATGCGTTTGTCTCAGGGTTATCACAACACCTCGACCGATATTTACGGAGTGGCGTACGGTGATGTGTCAACGTTCCACAAAGAAAAACCGATGCTTTTAAGTCTGGTACTCGATGGAGGGAAAAGCACCCTGAAGGATAGAACGAATAATATCGTAACAAGCACAACGTTAACCGGCTCTCTTGAGCGAGCGCCAGCGAATATTCGGGTTGGTAAGGGAGGCGTGGGGTTATGGGGCTCAACTACGGCCACAAGCCGGATTGGTGCCTACCTCGTGTTTGACCGGGTATTATCTGAAGAAGAACAGACCACGGTGCATGCGTATCTCCTGCGATGCGTCCAGGCGAAATTCCCCTCTGTGACTTTCTGACCAGACAGCGGCTATCGATGGTGATAGCCGCTCATTTTATCTATTAATTACTCAATGATAATTCCGCGACTGGCAAGCCGTTTTTTTGATCTGATGTAAACGGAAAGCATCTCAATTCCCGAAAGCGCCTTGTCGTATACAATATATTCAGCCACGTCCAGCTTTACAGGATAACCGAGAACGCTTGAGCTATAGTCGATTGGTCCAAGGCTAACATTATTAGTGCCAACGGTTTTTGCTTGCGCATACACCTTTTCAACGACAGAGGGCGTTTCACCTCCTACCAGGATGATCGATTTCATCGTTGTAGAAGTTCCATCTTCAGAAAAGGCAACAAACAACCATTTGTTTGCAAGACCGCTTGCCTGTTTCTCTCCTGTAACACTTATTGTCGGGCGGAACTGGCGGCGGATAAATGGGTTTTCATCAATATAAACCGCAGAGCCTGAGCTCTGATTCAATGAGCCAAATAGTATTGATGCAGATGCAGACGCTGCCGGAGTTGAATCTACGCGAATAACTGCACACTGTGTTTGTATCAGGCTATCCGCTTTATCACTTCTCAGCCCACGCTTTGCACTCGTATTTACATTCATCGTGAAGTTTCCGGACTCTCCCGTTACCCCTCCTGTCATTGTCAGCAGTCGCCTGTTTACTAACCCCGACAGAGACATATTAGTCCCATTCAAAGCCCAATGCTCATACGCATCCGCCTCATAAACAACCTCAAATCTCTCGATATCGCTTTCAGGAATAACGGGTAAATCATTTCCTGAATAAATAACAGGTGTCTGAAAGAAGCCTAACATTATTCACCTACCTTGATTACGTTCAGCTCGAAGTGCGGGCAAACGTTAAATAACGGTCGCTCGACGCCAAGAATGTTGATGGTTGAAGGCTCACTGTCTCGCAGGTTGCCGGATGCGCCATTGACGATGTTCAGCCCGGCGCCCAGGTAGTCGAGCGCGTAGCGCAGTGACACGGCTTCGGTCGGTTCCTCAGTCAGCGTGATGAAGACTTGTTTGCCTTCGGTCATCATGGACTCGATGGTCAGCGTGGCGTTGCTTGCGATGCCTTTGGCGCGAAAGCCGTTGTTGGTTGTGCTTGCGAGCAGTGACGTATCGATGACGACGGGCGACACCGGTGGGTCAAGCAGAAGCGTGATGATACGTCCGCGCAGAGTCGCGGATACCGGCTTGAGGTACTGCGGCACGCACTTGTCGTGTACAAGCGTCTTGTAGGCCCTACCAATATAGCCGCTTAGCCATTTGTAGCCCACGTTATTCAGGTGGGTGCCATCTGACGCAAACGGTAGGTGGTAGCACGGCGTCGTAAGGTGAAACTTCTCGTTTTCGTTCGCAAGATCCAGCTGCGCCAGCGCAACGGCTGTACTGGTTCTGACTTTGTAGGAACACTGATACGTCAGGAAGTGAACCGGCGACTGCTGTCCGTTGATAGCCTTTATATCCCCCTCAACGCTGACCTGCAGGCCCTCAAGATGCCCACGATAAACCGGATAGGTTGTCGGCGGTGACTGGTCATTATCGGTCTCACCCTGCAACCAGGGGACGACGTGAACTGCAGAATCATTGTTCAGCGCGTATGCGCCGTTGATTTGCGGCAGGAAGTTTGAGTTATACCAGGCGGTGCCTTTCACCAGGTCTGCAATTTTGGTGCCGCCCTTACCGGCGGTCGCCGCGAAAATGACGTGGTCTGACGGGTCAACGCCGTTCTCGATGGCCGCGAGCGTTGTCGCGTAGTTCGCCGCCCCAGAACAGAAAGTTTCGCCACGATTTCCTCCGCCGTCCGGCGCTGTGCGGTTGTCTTCTACCAGCGGCACAAGTGCAGTGTAGATGTGATTGTAGCCGCGAGGCCCGCTGACGAACGTCAGGTTGGCGTATGGCTGTATAGTCGAGATAACCGGCAACCCCATCGCGCCCACGCTTAACGACTGGCCGTAACCCTGCATGATGTTCATCGCCTTCACAATGGGACGAAGATGTTCAGCAATCGGGATAAGTGGAGCCCTGATTATCTGGTTAGCATTGGCCGTAAAGGCGCCTACCACGCGTTGCAGATCTTTATCGTAGCCCAGCAGAACCTTATTACCGGTCGCATCGGTATACCAGGGAAAAACAGGCCCATCGCCTTTATACATAGCCATGCCAAGTTGCTGCAGGGCTGTTTTTATTTGGACCTGGATCAGCTCGTTAACTTTGTCGATTGCAAGAAGTCCGGCACCTACCACGGATTCCTTCTCACTATCGTAGCCCAGCAGCACTTTCCCGGTAATGTCTGTCTGCCACGGGAAAACAGGGCCGTTCCCCTTATAAACAGACGGATTCATCAAAGAAAAAAAACTGGCGATCCTTTCAAAAGCTTCAAGCGACAACATTTGTCGCCCTGTAGACTCGAGCGTGCCGCTGTTATTGATATATTCATCTGCGAGGGCGTTTCCATCCGGGCTCAGAACCCAGAACACAGCGCCAGCAGGAATATTCGCTATATCGTTTTCTGCTTCTGGCAAGGTTGTGTATTGCTTTCCAAGTGGAGCAATGTTTTTCCGCGCATCCTCAATCGCAGCCGCGACCATAACCATAATTTGGCGCCAGGAGTCGAGCGGCACCCCGCCGCGGTCATCCACAGTACCGGCGGGCCCGTTCACCAACCGATCGGCCCGCTTGACGTTATCCAGAAAAATATCGGGGTCTGTTGTCTGCCCCACGGGTGGAACATAGGCCATGTTTTTGCTCCAAAAAATAGCGTTCGCGCAAACGAGGGTTTGTGCGAAAGAAATGTTGAAAGGGGTTTTAGTGGGTGTTACGCGACGTTGCCGGGGTATGTGGCGTTGTCGTAGTCGTAAAATTCAGCGCGGTATTGCCGAGCGGTGACTTCGCATGTCCCGTCATCCTGCGGGACGACTTCGGACACAATGGCGTCGTAGAGGTCACTCTCTGAGCTGCTGAAAATTAACCGGGGCGGTTCGATTATCGGATCGTCCATCAGGATATCGGCAAACTCGGATTGATACGGAACGGATACCTGATAGTTGTCTCCCGTCGGTGATGCCTCAAACAGCCGTGACGCCGTACCATCCTGATACCGTAGAAAGATTCGCGGATTTGCAAACGTCCAGTCCAGCGGCTCCGATACGTCGAATATTGTCACCCCACCAGCAGTAGCCATTGACTCAATCAAACACGAAATGGTGTTACTGCCGGGAATGTCATCCGTCAGCACAATACGATCCCCGACGTTGTAGCAGAGCGCGTCCAGCTCCGTCGTCGTTTTATGCGTCATGCGCTGCAGCTGGTATTTTCGCAATCTGCGCATACCAATCTGGTACGCGTGATCGGGATTGCCTACCCCATCAGCCCGATATGCCTCTATTTTCTGAGGTGTCGGGTTGTCCGGTGTCCGGCATTGCACCGTTTCTTCTGCCCACGTCGTGCCGTTGATATAGGTGACATCAACACCATCGTAATCATCGTCGGTCACCGTGCTGAAATCGGTCTGCAGCTCGGACACCATCTCATGAGGGGTGATAGCCCCGGTCCAGGGTTTAACCCCTTCCCGGCCAACTGACGCAACAGATTGGGTATTCAGCAGAAAATAACTCTTACCTGCGGCAGCGATTTTTTGCAGCATTTCCAGTGCGGAGATACTGTCTCCCGTAAAATAATCGAAGGTTTCGCCGTTCGGGGTCCAGTACGCCTGCTCCAGCGCATCAATCGCTACCGTGTCCATCTCCATATCCAGAGAGCGACCGACGTGGTAGAGCGCGCCAGAAATACTACGGGCAACGCCAGAATCATAAATCCGCGTGGCTACAACGTTTACGCGGCGGTCAGACTGCGCCGCCAATTTGCCGCCCGTCTCAACCGTAACGCCCATCAGGGTGACGCCAGCATAGGATGATGGCCGAGCCAGCAGCCGACCGCGTAGCGCCTGCCAGTACATCGAGTCGCGTGCGTTGTTCGACCCCTGCTCGTTCAGACGCCTACAGCGAACTTCGACGAGACCAGGTGAAACCAGATTGAATCGCTCCGTGAAGCCGAGGCCGTTAACGTTCTTCAGCGCATAGACGCCCTGCTTGCTCGTCCAGCCAGCACCCGATCCATATACACGGTACTGAATTTCCCATTCGCAATGGCGAATTCTTTTTTTGCCTTTGCTGTCAAACCCACAAATGCCAGACGGAAACGAGAAATTCACCTCGAAAGCGTCCACTACTTCATTTTCCGGACAGACAAGGAAAGGTCCCATCCAGGTGTTGTTGTCGCTGATCCCCGTAGCCTGGTAGTCAATCATCGTGCGCGGTGAGAATCCAGGCCAGGAAGGATCAACCGCCCCATCAATGACTCGCTGGACCATTGCTGTAGTGCCGTCTGCATCAGCAATGCGATATTCGTTACCACGATGTGCCAGAGAAAGCCGCTGCGAGCCTTCCGGGATGCCCGAGAATGCAGCCCCGGTGACACTGCCATACGCCAGCGTGACGTTTGCAGTAATTGCAGGGCTCCCACCACTCGATGCTGTCCCGAGAGTAAACTCAGGGTCATCGCCGAAAACTGATACAGGGAAAATTGAATCGATATCTCCGCCTTTCCACGGGCTAGAAATTTCCACGATCCGCACAACTCCGCCGTCGTCATGGGCAATCAATCCAGACCCCGTAAGCCTGGAGTTAATTGCATCCAGCAACCCTGACATTGTGATGTAGTTATCCACAAGCTGAACGAAATAGTAGTTGCCCTGCCAGAACAGAGAGAAGTTTTCATTATTTACTGAAAAATCGTACGTGGTTGGTGCAGCATTTCCACGCACCGCAGCAGCGGTTCCCCCGACACCAGGCACTGCATCCTGTTTTGGGGTATAGGTAGCAATGAACAGATCATACTGGGCGCCGTTAATTTCTAGCGTGACCGGCATTCCTGGGCTCGGGTTAATCTCAGCGATAAGATCATTTGTCAGTACGCTATAACCCGCCGACGTCGATACCTGGAAATTAGCAGGCGCGACAATTGTCACCAGCGCGCCAGTAACCCAGGATTCTGGCAGCGAGTTCCCCTCATCATCGTCAACGCTGGAATCGACCAACCCCGAAAACGTTACGGAGGGCCCTGAAACCGTCATGCTGTCGGCAGTGATATCGGTAGAATCTGGCGAAGTCTGGGCCATATCAAGACCGCTTCCGCTGGAAGTGCCACCGACCTCTGTCGAGTTGAACCAGTTTTCACTACGCCGATCACCTGAGACATCCGAACCAGGTGCATAAACGTTGTGACTAAACGAATCCCCTAACGCCAAAATTGGAGTTGAGCCCACCCTAATATCGCCATTCGTAAACGCGAAGTTCCCTTTCCCCAGGCAAACCATCATTTCGACCGTCATTAGCGTCGGATCATCAGGGTTAAAACGGGTCACGGGTTGCACAACATAATCGGGATAGATACGGCAGCGGCCAAACACCTCACGAATGGGATCGCCCAGCTTAGCCTGGTTCGCTTTAGCCGGGTTTAAATCCAGCCCTAAACCATTTGAGGACGAGTACCCGCCTTTATCCATGTTCGACATGGTGATCAGCACATAAACAGCAGAGGCTGCAGCAATAGCCGCTGCCGCCCATGCCGCGATTGTCGTCGCCGTCACACCCTCACCCGGGATCGGGTAGGCTTTTACGTCGCTCTCAGCCCTGATAAAACATAAAGGCCATTCTGCCGGCGGGACCGGTTTACCGTTAACCTCGAAGGAGACACGCTGCGCCATCTCGTTACGGTAGTTATCGACGTGCTGCAGCATCCAGTCGTGAAGCGTCGTATCCCGGTGCTCATACGTTTCCAGCGGCTCACCAGGCAGACGCGAAGGGTATAATCGAATAGTCACTGGTAATACTCCACTTTCAGGAACTGACGCTCAAAACGCGCCAGGGGGAGAATGGTTACGTTTCGCCGGGGGTTGCATTCGATCACGTAAAGCAACCCCTCCATTTCGACGACTACGCCAAGATGGCCGATCATTTTCCCCATATAGCAGGCGGCCACCGCTCCGTTGCACGGCCTGCAGGGAGTCAGGTCACGCGAAAAACTCTCGCAAAATTCCCCCATCCCCGTGCTGCCTGGCTCTTTAATCACAGCCTCAAACGCAGGCCATTCAGGAAGGCCGAGGTCACGGCGAACCTCATGCACAATGCCGTAGCAGTCGAGAATAGGAAAAGCGCGGCCGCCCATCTGCCAGCGGACAGTCAGGTATTTATCAATGTTAAGCATGGGATACCTATCGGGAGTAACGAAGACCCTGGAAGTACGTGAGGGTGTAGCGATCGCGCGGCCATGCGTAATCGAGCATGTTTTTAAATCCGGCGGTCACGTTCACCGTAAGCGGCGTCCACGAGCCCCCTTTAACCGGCATGATGTAAGGCGGCTCCGCCGGTGCGGTCAGGTCAGTGGAAATGTACTTCCTGAACGTAATGCTGGCACTGGATATGGCATCAATGGCCCTGCGTATAGCAGTGGAAACAACGCCATCGATGTTGCAAAGCATAAATTTCAGGTCCTGCGTGCCATCCTCGTTTCTGGCAGGAAGAGACAGAACAATGGCGCAGGCGATAAACGTTACGGTAGCCCCCTCTTCGGTAACGGCCGTAATATCCTCGTACCCCTCACACAAATAATGAGACTGGCCGCCAATATCGACCTGTAACGTACCGATAATGACCTCCTCCCCGGAGGAGGCATAAAGGCGATTAATCGCTGTCATGTTTAGGCCACTCCTTATTCAAGGCGATATCCAGAAGAGACTGTCCTGCAAGCCACTCTGGATATTTACCCCACCCATCAGGCGGCATTGGCATTTCCCGCACTTCCAGAGTCGCACTAAATTGCCAGTATTTTCCCCCAATTAATGTTGGCCCTTCATAGACTGCAGTAAACCGGCTTTTGTAAAACCCAATGCCAACCGGAGTTTTTAATTTCATCATGAACCATGAACTGCCCCCGAGCAGAGAATCACGGTACCAGGCCATAAATACCTGAGCCTGGGCGTCAGAGGTAAGTATCCATCTAACCGAAACTGAAGCTGGCGTTGAGACGAACCTTCGGCGCTGCCTGGCAAGACCGGTGACCATCTCGGTTCTTAAGAGATTATCAACAGATTTGAACCCATAGCCGTCCTGCAACGGAAGAGGAAGGTACTCATGTGGGTAATAAATATCAGTCACAATTACTCCTTATACCCTCTGACGTATCGACTATGAAGAGCGCGACCAAACTCATTCGATGGTTTATAAACTTGCTGCGCCATATCCCTGCGAATATCTTTCACCAGCTTTTCATTGCGTCGATCTATTGCAGCAAGAGTGGCGTCATCAGGTTTTCCTGTGTAGGAATTCTGGATATGGATATAACCTCCCGCCCCTGAATCCTGCCTGGCCTGTTGGACCTTTGTTAAGGTGTCATCCAGTTTTGCTGAAGTGCTGGCGGTCACAACTCTTTCGCCTTTTTGAAGAAGCCATGTCCCTGTTTCGGGTACACGATCAATACCATCGTGAGCCATGCCAGAAAGTGATAAAGCACCTACAGCAGCAGCAAGGGGCTCAGTAAATGCGGCGGCAACACCTGCTGCGGCTGGAGCCATCGCCGGACCAAAGACAGGAATCGCAGCTGTCGAAGCGTAAGCGGCTAACTGAGCTTGTAAGGCTGTGGCCTGAGCATTAGCAAACATTGCTGAACCAGCTGAGGCCTGTGTTGCTTTTCCTACCATCAGTTGAACAGCCTGATAAACCAGCCACTGAGCCCCCATTTTAACCAGCGTATCAATGACAACATTTCCCAATCCTTCAAATGCATCATTCAGAGATTCTGATACTGATTTGGAGCCATCAATCATGCTCTTAAATCCCTCAGTAATTTCAGATGTCGCACCGTCAAGAATTGCTGTCGTTGCATCAGCTGCAATTTGGCTTAAATTTGCAGCCTCATCAGCATAGTCAATCAATGAATCCATCATCCCCGAGCTCCAGTCCTTCTGTTGCTCATCGGTTTTTCCGTAATATTCCTCCTGTATAGCTAGCCTTTCCTCAAGGGCCGATTTCAGCGCTTCTGTTTGCTGCTTATAGAGGTCTTCCGAAATTTCACCGCGGCTGAAATCACGCTGCAGATCACGCTGCTGTTTCTGGAAGTCTGAGCGAATATCAGCCATTTCCTTCATGCGGTCGCGGGTTTTATTACCCATACCAGCACCAAGAAAATCAATATCACCGAGATCACGAGCTGCGGAATTACTGTCGGCAAGACCTTCACGGAACGTTTTTAACTGTTCAGCAATTTTTTTCTGATCGATAAGTGCGGCATTTTGCAGAAGGGTTTCTTTTTTAGCTTGCTCAAGTGAAATCAATTCCCCTTGGGAAACCTGGTATTTTACTTTTGCAAGTTCAGTATTCTGACTGCCGAGGCTTATTTGTTCCTGCTGCTGTTTAATGAGTCGCTTATAAACATCTTCTGTTTTTTCAGCCGCCTTTACCTCTTCGCTTTTTGGCGTTTTACGTACGGGTTTATTGGATTCATCATTTTGCCATTTCGCTAACCCTTGGTTAACATACAAGTCGCGATTTGTTTTGAATTGAGGTTCATCCTTAAGACCTAATTCATCAGCGGCATAGCCTAACCGAGCTCTTTCCTTTGCCTCTCCTTTAAGCTTTGATAATTCCAGGTCCTGACGGCTTTTTTCAAGGGCATTGGTTTGTTGGGATGTTAAATCAGCCTGGGGCATGCGCATTGGGACGTTAACCAAGCCCTGCCGCTCCATTAAGAGCTGATTTCCCAAACCAAGCAAACGGTTAACTTCCGAATATTTACCAGTCATCATTACAAGGTTCTGGTATTCATCATTTTGACGCCAAGCCCGATCTTTAATAAGATCGTTTCTTCTTCTCTCTTGCTCCTCGAGTGCTTTCAAAATATCACTCGACTTTGCACGCATCTGCCTGAGTTTATCTTCCTCAACAACAACTTGCTCAGTTAGAATGGCTATAGCCTTTGTGATATTTAAATCATTCTCTTGTGTAATACCCGGCTTACTTCTACTTTCATTAAGATCCTGTATTTGTTTATTAAGACCACTTACACTCTTTTGCTGTTCATCAATCAGGCGCTTTTGCTCCTGCATCGCCTCAACTGTCAGTTTTCGGTTGTTATCAACCTCAGGAAGTGACATGGATGAGGTTTTTTCTCTGATTTGATCTATTTGGCTGGCATACTCCTGAGCTGACTTTCTTGCTTGTTCCTGGCTTTGATACATAGCGTACCATGCGCCAGCACCCAGCATAACTAACCCAGGTATACCGCCGACCAACCCAAGAGCACCGCTCATCAACCGGGTGCCAACAGATGTAACGCTGTTAAGGTTATTTTGAGCAGAAACCCTGCCTGAAATATTACGGCTAAGCGCCGCTTGCGCTGCGGCAAGTTTTCTTTCTGCAATAGCTTGTGCATCGGCATTTTTTGCAGCCACAAGCCCGGACTGGGCACGTTCGAGTGCGGTTTTAGCGCGAACTTTTTCTGTAGCCGTCCCCGTAGCGAGGGCTGTAGTCAACCGCCCCTGTGCAGCAGTAACCTTTGCTTCTGCAGCTGCTACTCTTTCCTGTTGTGCAGCCTGAACATCTGCACTTTTCGCACTCTGAAGTGCCTGTTGGGCTCGATAAACTGCAGCGCGGGAAGCGGCAACAGAAGATTGAGCAGCTTTTTCCTGAGCTACTGCAAGAGCCACCTCAGATTTTGCGGCTGAAATAAGTGCGCCAGTGGCACTGGTTGCGCTGGTAACAATCCCGCCAAGATACCGGGCTAACCCAATGCCAACGAGTCCACCAGCAGCTGTGGTAATCAGTGACATATTATCTGCTACATCACTGAGGGCTCCGCTGACAGCAGAAGATGTAAGAGAGTCTAGAGTTCCCGCCAGCCCATCAAGACCGCCAGATAGTGCATTTGTCGCGCCAGTTGCCTGGTTCACTCCCCCGACCCATGCCATGAACGAGTTAGTTACTTTTTGCATTGATCCGGAAACTGTCGGCGGTAACGAGGAAAACTCTCCCTGTAAAACACCCAACTGACTGATTAATGCAGGAACGACTTTATCAATCGTGAGTTGCCCCTGATCCGCCATTGCTTTAAGGTCTTTTCGGGCAACACCCATCCCTGCCGCCAGGGCACGGATAACACGATCCCCTGCCTCGTTAACGGCATTAAACTCTTCACCGCGTAACACTCCCTGAGCAAGCGCCTGGCTAAACTGGGTAATAACAGAACCGGCCTCTTCAGAACTTGCACCAGATAGCTTAAGTCCTGTTGATACCGCCTCGGTGATTTTGAGTACTTCATCTGAGCTGTAGCCAAATTCACGCATGGATGCAGCAGCGCGTGAAAATAAATTAGCGTTATCAGTAAAAGCAGTACCCGTACTCTGACTAATAGCCATTAAACGAGTCTGAGATAAAGTGAAATCATTTGAGGAGACAGAGGCCTGTTTAAGCCTTGCGTTTACAGAGTTCCACTGATCAGCGATTTGAACTAATTTCCCTGTCGCGAAGGCCGCAGCGGCTGCCGTAGCGGCTCTACCAGCAGAGGCAAACCCATCAGTAAGATCGGAAAGAGCACGCTGACTTTCTTTAGCAGCAGCAGCAGCCTGACGCCCTCCATTCTGCATGGTTTTATAATAGTCTTGCCCCATACGTGATGCGCGGGCAATCTCAGTCTGGAATGATTGAGAGTTTGCTGAAACCTTAATAATAAGCTCACGTAGGGTTGCCATTCACTACCTCTTTAAAATAAAAAACCTGCCGAAGCAGGTTAATTTTCACAACTAATAAATCTAGTTTGCATTCTGGTCTATAAAATCTCTCAGAATTTGAGATTGACCGCATAACTCTTTATCCGGTGACATTCCTGAATCCTTAGACTTTTGACAGTAATAAAAGTAATCATCATTCTCTTTGGCATATGATATAACTTTATAAAATGCTTTCACGCACAGCGTTGGGTCTAAATGCTGGGAGCAAATGGTACTTGTTAGCTTTTGCAATTCCTGAGGCTCAAGAATTTGCGTTGCATTAGCTGCTGACGTGAGAAAAACAAAACCAAATAATAATTTTTTCACAAATCCCCCCTTTTCTTTAGTAATAGGGAATCCTAAACCGTCCTTGGTTTTTTGTCACTGAGAAGCGGCCAAAAGAGCAGCCTCTAATCCGGCAAATGGATCGCTGCTGTCGCTTACCTCAGCCTCTTCTGAGTTCCACTTGATCAGTGCGTCTTCAAATGTCACTTTTACGCCCTGTGATCCATACATGGCAGAAACAAGCTGAGCATTGAGAATATCGCTACGCACATCGCCGATTGGGCTGATACGGTCATACTCAGCCCACATCCTGAACTCCCCCACCGTCATAGTCTGTCGCAGTTCGCCCAGCGTGCGGCCCATCCGGAGCGCCAGCGCCATCAGAAACTGCATGCCAGGCATTTTTACTTTGCTTTAGCATCATCCGCATCACGGATGAGATCGAGAGCCTGTTTCAGCAGTCGAGAATGGATTGGACCGTAAATTGCTTCAACCTGTTCGGTATCATCGACGGTGAAAACATACTGCAGGTCGGTATCCAGCAAAATATCAATGAAAAGCGTGACATCTGCCCGCATTCCACGAAAAGCGCGTTCAGAGGGGGTGAGCTCTGGTACTTCTGGCGCTTCCTGCCCTTCCGGTGGTTTGGGTTGATCCGGACTGGAGATACTCTGCCAGCGAATCCAGGCTTCAGCCGATGGCTCGCGAATGATAACTTTGGCGTTTTCCCACTCCGGAACGATGACTTCCTTTTTGCGAAAACCCGCCATCGGGGCCAGTGCCAGCGCTTTAAGATTCTGTTTTGACATTAAGTTTATCGCCGGTTTCCCGGCGCTCCATTAACTGATGGTGACGGTGTGATCAGCAGAGGTGATAACGGTGCCATCGGCATCGGTAACCACGCAGGAATAAACCCCGGCGTCACCTGATACTGCGCTGGCCTTATTAAACGTTGCGCTGGTCTGCCCGCTGACCGTAGAAGAGCCTTTTTTCCAGACGTAGGTATAAGGCGCCGTGCCGCCCTGGACGACCACACCCATTGTCAGGGCGCTTCCGGCCGCTACCGTCTGCGATGCAGGAAGGTCTGTCGCGAAAGACAGGATGCCAGGGGCATTAATATTGGTTGGCTTGCCTTTCAGACGCAGCGAGAACGTTGCGGCTACCACACCATTGGCTTGAGAATCCCAGGTGTGCTGACGCACCTCATTGCGCATCAGGAATCCATTACCAGACGGGAAAATAACCTTAAATCCATAAACACCGTCGTTATCGTATGCTGCACGAAGTGCATCCTGCGCCGGGTTGCGGTAGAAGTTACCAGAAAGTGACATTTCCGACGGTGCCGGAAGCCCGTTGATATTTTCTGTTTCGTCAGAGCAAAACGTCGTCACATCAATATCGGTTTTCTGACCGGCGGTAAAGCTGGCCTGTTTGATAGTGCAACTCAGGTTTAACCAGGTCGCCGTGTCCAGTTCTGCCGCAGTGACCGGTACTGAGGTAATCATTACTACCGTTTTTTGGGCGCGTTCAAATTGTGCTGACATTGCAGCCTCCATAAATGAAAAAACCGCCTGTGGCGGTCGGGTTTGATTGGTTTCAGTCAGGCAATGACAGTTATTTCAAGCGTTGCCCGATGCAGGTGGGTTGTAGTGTCGTAGCCGGGAATTTTTGTCACCTCGGTAGGTGAAAGCACTTCCAGGCGAGAAAGGGCCTCAAGGCGCAACGCTCTGGCCTCATCGTTCGTTTCTGCCCACACATCAACCTGAATGTGCAGCGTCGATTCGGCCTGCCCGCAGAACACATCCCCGGATACGTCAGTCGGTATCGAGAAAATGATGTAGGGCGCGGGAACATCGGGAAGCCCGTCACTGCCAAGCGGCACCACATACGGATAAACCCTTCCGCCAGCCAGACGCGACAGCAGATCATAGATATCATCCTCTGTCATTTAGCCAGCACCTCATCAATCGCCGTATTCATTCTCTGCATGGCTACCTGTGCAGCCTCTTCCAGCCGAGTATCAAACGCCGGGCGGACAAAAGGATGAGCAGGAGCTGTTGCCGTTCCCAGTTCAACAAAGCGCCAGTAGAAAGCATTCCGTTTGTTGCTGGCCTTCATGGTGTTGTCGCTGTTCCCTGTTTGCGGATTAACACCGCGAATATGTACCCCGGATGCGATTTCACCGCGACGGCGGCTTTTCTGGGTGACGACAACAACGTTTTTCTTCAGCTTACCAGTCTGTTCCGGAGCCCGATCAATCACTTCCTGGCGGAGCACTTCAGCCCCGGCACGAGTAGAATCCCGGAGGACTTTATTGTTTTCAGCCTTGCTGAGGGTTTGCAGGTCTCGGGCGATATCCTGCAACCCGGAGAAATCCAGATTCACATCAATCATTTTTCGGTCCCCTGTTTGCAGAGAATTTCCAGGCGGGTACCTTTGCTATCTGGCACAGGAGGCCCGTTGACATTCAATGTCACTCCTTTATAGGGACCGTTCAGCACAAGAAGCCGGGATGAGGCCGAAATATCATTGCGATATCGAACCCAGACACGAACGGTTGCATCAGTCCTTTCAGCCCCGGCAGTCAGGCTTTCCCGCCCGCTAATTCCCTTAACCTCTGCCCAGATAGTGGCACCATCAGACCACTCTTCCACTGGCTGACCGGACGGAGTACGCGTAGCGGTAAAATTACGGATGATGATCCGGTGCCGCATCGGTCCAATCTTCATGATCCCCCCGTTAAACGCCCATATCTATGCGATAGGGATTAAGCAACCAACGCGCAGGACCAGGGATATCATGGCCCAGGTCATCCCCACGGTTTTCATACAGCCAGCCCAGAATAAGAAGAACCGCACTCTGAATGGAGGGCGTGATAATAATTGGGCGATCGCCGGCGCCTTCATTTTCAATTGCGTTATCCAGAGCGGACTGGTCTGCATAAAAACGACGGTTAAGAAACTGCATAGCAGTATCCTCTGCAGCGGCCAGATACCCCTCCACCATCGTTTTATCGATTTCATCATCCAGCCTGAGATGTTCCATGGCTGTTTCAGTGTTGATTACCGTCATAACCATTACCCTTTGGTTTCGGGGGCGCGGTTCATTTTGTTATCAGGGACTTCACCAACTATCGTCACCAGCCCATTACCTTTGAGCTCGGCAGCACGTAAGCGAGAAACGTGAAAAGGATCATCGGCTGGCGTTCTGAAAATATCGCCATCCATAAACCGCCGGACAGGTTGAACCTGAATAGTCCCGGAATCGGGTACAGGTGATAAGTTGTCGTCAACTGATGCAGTAGATTCAGCCACATTTTTCCTGGCCATCATGCTCTCCTCAAAAAGAGAGGGCCGCTAAGCGGCCCTTAATTGTCAGCCGCCAGAAGCGGTTACATTACCGGTGACAAAAGCCTCCGGCCGATAGACCGCCAACGCCAGACGCTCTTCCGCACGAATGGTGACCATGTTTTTAACAAAGTCGTCTTCGTTTTCGGTGGAGAGCAGGACTTCGATATCCATGCGGTCGAAGATTTGCGCCGCCATATTAAACGCCCCGGTCAGGAAGTTGTTCTGCGCCATGGCCTGTGTTTCCACAACAGGGAGACCCCAGATCCGCGGAACACCACCATTGACCGGCTGCGCGATAATATAGCGGCCTTCGTTATCTTTGGTCAGCTCGATGCCCGCCCAGTCAATCGGGTTCAGGACAAAACCAGACGCCGGATACTCCGCCAGCACCGCCTGCAGAACAGCCAGACGCAGACGATCAATCGGCGTAGCGTTGGACAAAGTGAGGGCCGGCGCAAATTCTGTTGCCTGCGGCAGAATCCCGAGGATATTCGCACCGGTACCATCCCCGCTCAGCAACTGCTGCTCCTCTTTAAAGCGAAGACCATACTGAGCGCGGCCATCGATATAGCTGGCCAGACCGGGCGCATCGTCCAGGATCTGACGGGACGCTTTAAAATAATGCGCAATGGTACGAACCGGCGCACTTTTCAGCTCAAACTTAATGTCTGATTTTGGCTTCAGGGCACCTTCTGCCACAGCTGCAGCATTATTGGTGAACCCCGTTTCCTGAACGAATTCAATACCGTTAGATGCGGTATTACCGGGGATAAGCAGATTACGGATGGTCAGTGTACGTTCCGGCGGGGCGATAATGCCCTGAACACGATCGGAGACCACCAGGCTATTGGTTGTGCTCACGCCAGTGCCTGTGGTCGCCGGCACGTTCATAATGTCTTTCTGCTCGAGCTTTACACGGATGCTCTTGCGGGCCGAGCTGTCCATTCCTTTGAACTCTTCACTTTCGACCACCAGCTCACCGATCGATTTTCGCTGTTGAGGTGTGTCGTTATGACGGCGTGCACCTTTTTGCTCCAGCTCAGTAAGGCGTTCTTTCAGCTCGTTGAGTTGGTTCAGACTGTCATCAGTGCGTTCTTTCAGCTCCTGCGATACAGTTTGGCCAGACTCCATTTTTTTCTTCACGTCTTCGCCGAAGCTTTTAACCTGCTCCATCACCGCAGAGAGCTGGGTAGAGATTTCGCCAATTGTTTGTGGCTGATCGTCAGCCGATTTTTTCTGGTACATATAAATCCCTTAGAGAATTTTGGGGAGTGAAAACTGGCTCAGTTGCTGGCGCATCGCCGCAATAGCCGCTTTGGTTTCGCCGTCTTCGCCCCCGGACTCACTCCGGTCAAGCAGATAGGACAGCCCGCGGGAGGCGACCGCAGCGGACTGACTTTTCGAGAAACCTGCCTCTCGCAGGAACTTCTCAAATTCAGGTAAAGAAGGAAGGTCACCGTGTGACAGCTTCGACTTAATGACGTCAATACGCGCATCATCGTTGGCCGGCACGGTAACGATGGAGATTTCAACCAGATCGAGCTTCGTTAATGTGCGGATCCGGGTTTTCTCATCGTAATTCGATTCCCGTACGTAATAGCCAATGGAAAGGCCTGTAATGGCACGGGTTTTCATGCCCCGCCAGGCGGTTTTAGCGTAAGCAGCGTCGTCAAGCCACAAAGCCCCTTCACCAAAAAGCCCATGTTTATCTTCTTTCAGGGTAGAGATATCCCAGTTCCCTATGGGCTCGCCGGTGCGATGCTGCCAGAGAACAGGGAACGTTCTCCCCTTCGCCCGTGTTTCCTCGATACTTTCGAGGAATGCGCCCGGCGCCACGACTTCGTTGTAGCTATCCACCACATCGAAGACAGAACCGTACCCAGAAAAAAGGCCGTCATCGTTGACGGCCTTAATATCGAAGTCGAATGCCTTTACTTTCATGGCTGCGTTTTTCCGGTACATTCCGGCGTCTCCTCTGATTTAATGCCAAGCCATTCCCGCAGTGCGTATTTGGCCGATTCACTGTCGCCGGACTTGCCAAGCTGATCTATCGGCAGCAGGTTGGATTGAACGGTAAGTTGATCAGCGCCCGGTTTTGGCTGAAGGTTTTCTTTTTGCCGTGCTTCATTGCGGGTCATCAGACCGTTCTGGGTCATCGTTGAGTAAAAGGCGGCACGAGCGGCGCTGTCAGCGCGTAAGAGACCTTCGATGGAAAACTCCGCGAAGTACTTATTCCTTTCTCCCGGAGCCAGGAGACTTTTACGAACCGCCTGTTCTATACGGGTTAGCCACGGCCGAAGCGAAAAAGTTAAAAAGCCGATCAACATCTGTTCGACTCCACTCCCCCACATCGTTTGCCCCTGGGCACTATGGCCAATCAACCCCGGCCATACTCTGAACCACCGACAAATCTCTTCGATATTGAATGCCCTGGACTGCAGCATCTGGGCATCTTCCGGGTTGAGGTCAACAGGCTGAAACTTCATGCCCGCCTCAAGAACCATCATTTTCCCGGTATTCATCGAACCGGAAAATTGTTCAACCATGCTTTCCCGGACTTCATTGCGCTGCTCTTTTTTAAGGATCTGATCCATTGAGAGAACGCCGCTAGGCCGCATACCGTTTTTAAAGACTTTGGCGCTGGCTTCATCTGTTGCCATTGCCAGACCAAGCGTCTGTCGGGCATAACTAATAGGGGATAGTCCCATGACCCCATTAGTGCTGAAGGCACGGATGTGCATGACGTCTCGTTCATCAATGTTTCGGGATAAACCTGAAGGCCAGTCGCGGTAGGTATAAATGGGCGCTCCACTGTTACTTAAATCAACCTTCATCCTTTCTGGCCTAAGAGGCACCAGCGAGGTAATACGCTTTCCGGTACGATCGATTTCCGCGTAAGCATTCCCCCATAAAAGCAGGCTGGCCATGATCATTTCCCAGAACTCTACTGCGGTCATGTCAGCATTAGGTTGATTATGGAGGAGCTCATAAAGCGGGTGCTCATTTGCACTCTGGCGACCATCGGCCGTTTTTTCGTAAAAACCAACAGGCAACGTTGCTATGGTTTCGGATAATAATCTCACGCATGACCATACCGCCGACAACTGCAGGGCTTTATCAACCGTAACGGATTTTCCTGCAGCTGACTCCCCGCCTGCATAGCCAGCCCAGAATTCGCCGTCAGTAAGTGAAATGGGTACGCCGAGCCACCGGCGAACGGCACTTTTAATCCGGCCAGGCTTCTTCTCTTTATTCATGGTGACTCACACTATGATGGGATTACTGAAAAAGTCGTCAATATCGCCGGAATCATCCTCATATCCTTCGGAAGCACCGATCGCCATAGCTCCCGCAACAATGCCGTCGATGCGTCCTGTACTCTTTTTCTTTGCAAAAATTCGGTTTTCTTTCTGATCAGCCTCCGTCACTGCTGACGCTGCATTCCAGCGAAGGCAAGGGTTTGTCCTGATGATAATGACGCTGTCATCGAGCAACTCCTCGAACAACTCGATCGAGTGAGGCATCCACAGCCCGGAATCTTTCGCTTTGTAATACCCTTGCCCGTGAGGAATTAAGGGAACAGAAACAGATGCCTCCTCTAGCTCCGGCTCAAGGTATTTAATACGATACTGGTCGAAGGCGATGGCCTTGATATCAAACTTCTGAGTCAGATCTGCAATGCGCTGGGCAACAAAGCCGTATTTCACCGCTTTACCAGGTGTGGTGTGGATGTGACCATCGCGCTCCCAGGCGTCATAAGGTACCCGGTCCGTTTTCGCCCGTTCCAGCAACGTATCTTTCGGGGTCCAGAACTCCACCAGCAACTTACGTTGTTTTGGAAAAAACAACGCCAGTGCAGTCAAATCACGCGATCCGGACAGGTCCAGACCGCCATAGCATTCCTCGCCTTCCAGTTCATCTGGATCAAAGCTTTCCTCACAACCCATCCAGACATCACTGCTCATCCACGGATTAGCCGCGTCAACCCACTGACAGAAGTTAAGACGTCTGACGATGCTCTCTTTCGATGGCATCCCGCGGGCCTGAGTCACCTGCTCACGAAGATAGCTTTCTTCAAAGGTGTGACCCAGCGAAGGGTTAGCTTTCTTCCAGCAGGACTCATCCTTGAAAGGATCGTCCCCTTCATCCAGAGAACAGATGAAGGCAAAAAAGCTATCATCATCTATCGAACCGGCAGAAACCTTTCGACCGTATTCGTGATAGTCATAGCAGACGCTGGTTTTATCGTGTCCACTGTTTGTGATCATGAAAATCAGCGCCTGCCGGCGGCCTTTGGTACCGGCACGCATCATTTCAACAACCTGATTGCTTTTATGCTCGTGAACTTCATCAATAAGAGCGCAATGTGGTCGCGGGCCGGACTGCCCATCATCAGAACTGATTGGACGAAAGAAGGAACCTGCCTGAAGAAAAGCCAGGTTCCACTCTTTCCCGGCGCCACCAGATTTATGAATGCGCGCGGAAAGAGCCGGTGACTGATCGACCATCGCCACCGCATCACGGAAGAGAACCATTGCCTGGTCTTTTTTCGTGGCCGCAGCATACACTTCAGCACGAGGCTCTTTATCCGCCGTTAGACAGTAAAGCCCTATCCCGGCAGACAGGGGGGATTTGCCGGATCCCTTCCCGGACTCCACATAGGCCATTCGGAACCGGCGAAAACCGCTGGCTTTTTTCCAGCCATAAATCGAACCGACGATGAAGCACTGCCATGGCAGCAACACGAAAGGCTTGCCTTCGAAATCGCCACCATTGAGCTTCAGAACTTTCGCAAAATAATCAATCGAGCGTTGCGCCGCCTCAACATCCCAGTGCAGACCACGAGCGTGACATGACTTCAGGTCGTTGAGATGGCGCTGGCACGAGTTACGGATGTCAGGCCCTGCCAGTTCTTTTCCCGAGGTTACATCCATCGCATATTGGGTTGCAGGATCAACCGAAGAACTTGTCGAGCGTGTCCTCTTCGGGGTCTTCGCCATTCACTTTCACCTTCGTCCTTGCCGCTGGCGTCAGACCGAATTCAACCAGGTAACTTTTAAAACGGCGGTCGGCATCGGCCAGCATCGAAACGGCCGGGTTAGCTTTGATAAGAAAACCACCCTCGGTCTGGACGGTATAGGTTCTTCCCTCTACTGCGATGGTGTCGCGCAACTGAAGGATATCAGCGTAAATATCGCATAGCCGTTCAAGGGCTAAGGTGTCGGCAACCGTTAGCACCCCCATCCCGTCAAGGAGAACCGTCAACCTTCCCCAGGCAACCTTTCCCCAGTCGGTCAGGTGCGCCGGCGGGCTTGGAATTTCTCGCGCCGGAGTCGGTTCTTTATCGTTGAGTTTACGTTTACCCGGGTTGCCGGAGACCACTTTGAGATGGGTCGGTTTCGGGCGTCGTCCTGCCATCGGAACCTCCCAGAAAAAATCTTTTCATTTCGCGGTTTTGTACAAAAAGGATGGGCGGCGGTCATTTAGGTTCAAGGTTCTGAACTTTTGACCCGCCCCTCCCCCCTCAGATGAGAGTCGATATCATTCGAATGATAATGATTTTAAATGACAATCACTTTTGAAGTGTATTGATAATGGTTATCCCTTAAACCAATGAGAAGCCGGGTCCAGTGGCATCCCGTTTTCATCGCAGCCGATCACGGTGCCACGCTTCTCCATTCGCTGCTTCGTTGAGTCGTGGTGCTGCTTACACAGCCCTTGCCAGTTCTTCCGGCTCCAGAAAAGTTTTTGCGCCTTCGCTATTGCCTGACTGTCACCAGAGCGAAGAGCTTCTTTCAGTTTATGCGGGATGATGTGGTCAACCACCGTTGCCGCTGTCACCCTGCCTTGCTCCTGGCACAGGACGCACAAGGGGTGCGCACGAAGGAAGATAAGACGTTCACGGTCCCATTTGCTGCCGTAAATACGAGGTTCGCTAATCTTATTGGAATACATTAATTCGCTTACCTCTTATAAAAATTACTTCTTATGTTTCTAACTTTAATTTAAAAAGGTTATATGATTAAGTTTACTCTTAATA